GGTTTTACATCACACAGGGTGTTGAACCTATTGGTGAGCCGCGATACTGCAGTTGCGGCCCTGATGGTCAAAAGCAGTTTTCCAATGACCTTTGGCAGGCTGACATCTACATCCAGCACATGAAAAATGCCAAAGCCAACAATTGACCGCGTTAGCAAAGATGGCTGCTGTGTATGGCTGGTTCAATATGGCGGCATGGCACGTCACTTCCCAGAGTCAAAGGACTGGTCGGCTAAGCAATTTTTTGAGCTTGTAACCGTGTCTTATGGGACGAGTGCTTCTTCCCAGGCGTCACGTTCTGCGATGTGACCAACGGCTTGTTTGAGCAACTTGCCTTGATGCCAGCCTTGTCTGGTGAGAGCTACGCAAAGCCCCACCAGAACATCAACGTCCTCACAGCCCTGTATCTCACGGACTGCCCGCTCTAACTCAAGTTCTTCTTCAAGGCTCTGAGTTACGACCATCCAGTCAGCCCAGCCCATAGCCTTGAAGATTCTTATCAAGTCATGCCACAGCCGGCATAACTGTCAAGTGATTGTTGTAATGGCCTGTTTCTCGGTAGCTGTGCATTGGTGTGTTTGACATGGCGTGAAACACCATTTGACCAATCTTCAACCCTGGATACAGAGGCAATGCATGATGTAGGCGCTCGTTCTTTAGCTCAAGGGTGAGCTTGCTGCCGTGCCAGCCTGGGTCGCACCAGCCAGCAAGTAGGTGATTAAGACCAGATCGTGCGCGGCTTGATTTGAGTACAAACTGGCAGCTGATGTCGTCGGGCAAGTTAAACAGCTCAAGTGTCTCAGCCAAGCAAAACTCGCCGGACTGAAGCATGAACGGCTCATCTTCTGTCCTGTCTGAGATGTCGATACGAATCAGCTCAGGGCTATAGATGCTCTCGATCATCAGCTGATCGCCTAAGCGCAGGTCCAGGCTCGCTGGATTGAGCAGTTCTGGATTAAAGGGAACGACCATGTCGCCCTTGCGGCAACGAGCTTGGATCTCCCAGTCACACAGAACCGCCATACGAGCAACGCAAAGCGCAAGTCTACTTACGTTCCTTAAGGGTGCTCTTTTCGTTGTAATAAGCCCCTTGTTCGCGCATCTCGATCACATCTCGTGCCCATGGCACTAGCCAGTCATTAACTCGCGAGCATTGCTCCCAGTTCAAAGGCTTCGCACACTGCACAACAACAGTCGTCCAAAAAGCGCTGATAAATGCCCAGACCCAGTAGAAATCACTCACTCACCAAGATGACCCAGCCAGTCTTTGGCCCATCAGCTTGCCAGCGTTGATGGAAGGCAGCCTGTCTCACTCGGACATTGCGGCCTAAGTGTGGGTTGCTGTGGCCACCCTTTTCCATTTCGGGATAACCGCGTGGGTCTTGCATGATCCACTCAGGGTCATTGCTGTTCTTCCCTGCATAACCGCTGATCACACTCCAGTGCCCGCAGCCAAGGGCATTGCACATCGGTGGCTCGCCACGGAGCATGTTGCCTCCATGCAACCAGCCCACCATGACTGGTCTGCCGTGCTCAACTTCATGCTCGACCAAATCGGCATCACCGTTTTCTACAAACTGAGCGTTGAGCCCAAGGCTCCGCAGTGCCGCCAGCTGGGCTTCTACTGACGTTGTGTCTCCGTACTTTGCGCGGATTTCGTTGTACTCATCATCTGTTTCAACCTTTTTATAAAAGGCTGCCACCATCGCAGCTGCTGAGCTGAAGCACTCCCGGTAGCCAGTCCCTGTCTTGTTATCCAGCTGCTTGAAGTAAGGCATGTAGATCTGCTGGTCATACCCGCTTTCCTTCCAAGCCTGAAACCAGTCTGCGTCCTCCTCCAGTAATCCCTTTGGCACTGACTGCTCAAGTTCCTTAATTGCAGCCAACTGGTGGGGCGTACCACGGAAAAACTGGAAGAACGGCAGCAGAGCAAAGGCCATGCCCATTAACAGCAAGGTCAGTTGGATGATGCCGGACGACACCTACTTTTCAACTCTTGTGTCAGGCAGCAGCAACTCCTTCACATGCTTGACTGCCAAATCGTCCAGGTCGTTGTCAGTCCTTGCGACGATTTTCTCCAGCATTGCCACAATCAGCTCTTTGAAGGCTCTTGATTTCCACATGGTCATCAAGATTGGCTTGAGGACTAAAAGCATGGTTTTGCCTTAAATGCC